CGCCACCTGCGACAATTAGCAAGTCAATATTTACAGCAGCAGCAGCACCGCTAGATGCAATGATTCCAATTAAAGGACTAAACATTATGCAATGCCACCTACTACGATCCAAGAATCAGCAGCAATCTTGATGCATGCTGCTGACTTATAACGAGCAAGAACTGGTTGTGCAAGGGTTGCACCTGCACTTACTACAGTTGTAGTACCAGATGTGACTGCGTTAATCGTAGTAACTCCTGCGCCCTTTTGATAGACAAGCAAAGTTGTACCAGTAGGAAAGTTATAAGTGGCATCGGTAGGAATGCGGAAAGTGTTAGCCGATGCATTGTCCATTGTGACAATGGCGTTAAGACCATCTGCCTTTACCGCTGTGTAAGTAGTGCCTGTTTGTGCATTAAGAGTAAGACCTGCAAAAGATGCATCAACAGAGTCACCTAGTGTTTCAATGGCTGTTGCGCCATTCTTTACTAGGTCGCTGGATGTAGGAACAGTCCAGCCAAAGTTAGGAGTTGTAGTTGCCATTAGGTTAGTGCTCCAGTCGCGTTAGTCCAGGTAAGTGTAGCATTTACGCCAGTCCAGATTAGTGAGGCTGGCAATATTGTTTCCCATTGTGTAGTAGATAGTGAGAAGTCTGTAGCTGAGACATAAAGGGTTATGTCCACATAAGTAGGTGTGGCGTTAAGTGCCACATTCTCAACAAAGCCATCGAATGTGCCATCTAGAAGATTGCTAGGTAGATTGTTGATAAGCACAGGCTGACCAAAGAATATTCCGATCAGGCTATCAAGCATCGCGCTAGGCATGTCTGGATTGTCTAGGCGAAAGCGGATCGCTCCTAGTGAGCCTCTAGGGTTCTTGCGTAGGTTTAATTCTCTAGAGGCAATATCAGTGATGTCTGCAAGATTCTTGATGTTTGATTCAGCCGACTTCTCAAAGAGTCCGTAAGAGGCTATAGAGTCGGTATCAGAGGTACTGTAGGTCGATGCGTAGCCAGCAGCATATTTATAGATCAGACTGTTACGGATACGAGCGATCTGAGTCTGAGACTGGATACTGCTAGGAGTTGCATAAGAGCCGTCAAGATTAGTAAAGCCGTTGGCAGCCAAATAGTTAGAGCGATGGTCGGCATCGTCATAAGAAACATCGCCATCCTTCTCCTCATAGATTTGACCTAATGCGCTTGTCGCTATCTGATCTACTAGGGTCTGTGATTTAGCAGTGGCACTAGCTGCAAGGTTAATCATTGTGTAGAAGCCTGTGTCAATAGTGCCAATGTAAGACTCAGCATCTGCCCATGTCACTGTTGCAGGATAGGTATCCCATGTGACAGTTGGAGTTACTTCTGCCCATGAAAGGTTAAGAGCACTACCTAGAATCTCTGCAATCTGTGCGCCATCTAGGGCTTCTGCTAGAGCTGTGTTATAGACAGCCTTTGTCAGTTTAGCCAGTGCGCCAATGCCCAAGATTGTGCCAGTAGTGACAAAGCCTGTTTCATCTGGGCTTCTTACCCCGATGTTAAAGTCTGATACTTCTCCACCAAATACAGTGACATAAGTACCGCTGGAGTTCTTGAGTTCTAGAAGGATTGACTCTGTAACATTTATCGTAAATGGTGTGTTGTCTGTATTGACTATTTGGACTTGACAATAACCAGCAGTCGGCTGGCGGTCTATGTCTAAGCGACCAGATGCAAAGGAGACAGAGGTAACAGTCGTATAGACATCATCACCTACTGTTATGCGCCATTCTGGAAGCCATGTCATGCTACAACCAGACTACGCAATGTGCCACGCTGGGCTGCATCTGTAAGCACTTGGTCGATAGCCTCAGCAATAGCATTTGGATCACCAATGCCAGTGTTCACAATAATTGTGTTACCTGTAGCATTTGGTGAAGTGCCACCTGAAGTCATGCCCATCATGGCTGGATTGAATGCATTGTAATTGCCACCCATGTCTATCCTGCCACCTGAAGCATATATGCTTGGCATAGAAACACTAGGGCTACCTAAAGAGCCACCGCCAGCTGCTCCGCCACTGCCACCGATAATCTTTAACTTAGCAATAGCTTCATCAAGATTCTTGAGATTAATTAAATCCTTTGGAAGTATTGCCTTTAGGATGTCATCGATCTCAGTAAGTTTAACCTTTTGGCTATTAAGCGCACCAAGAACTTGCAAGTCTGCGTTGAGTTTATTGGTTGCAGCAGTAATGGCTGCAACATCCTTTGAGGCGATCGCTTCATCCAGAGCAAGGATAGATTGCTTAACTTCTAGGCGAGCAAGATCGTTAGTAATCTGTAGCAATTGAGACTGGCTAGTTACCTTGCCTAGTTGCTCAGCCGCACTTTTCTCAGCTGCAGCTAGTTGGATCTTCTCAATGTCAAAGACATTAGAACCCTTGTTAAGAGCAAGGGTAGCCTTGTCAATAGCGTATTTTAATTGCTTGGCTTTAAGTTGCTTTGATTCCTCGGCTGTAAGGACTTTAGAGTTTTTAATTAGTTTGGCTGATGTTCCAAAGCCTTTGTCAAATCCTGTAGCACCTGAAGCAGCACCAAAGTTAGTTCTAGCAGCCAACGCTTCTTCTTGTATTCTTGCTACTTCGCCCAACGCCTGTGCCACACCTCGGGCATTGGCTGCAAAGTCAAATAACTTCTCAAGAATTGGTGAGTTTTGTTTTAGTTTTGCAATTAAGATACCTACGCCTGATATTGCATCTGCGGTCTTTTGAGCGAAACTTTCCATGTTTACAGCAAGATCCTCAACACCATTTTCGCCACCTAGTGCTTGAAGTGCATCTATTAAGCCTTCGCCAATAATCTCTTTAGCATTATTTGAGGCAACGGCTAACTTGTCCATTGAGCCTTGCAAAGAATTAGCAGACTCGGTTGCAGACCCTGCAAATGTGGTGGCTAACTGATCGGTAATCTGCTTAAAGGACTTAGCTTTGAGATCAGCCTTAGAGATGCCTACGCCTAACTTGCTCAGTGCTGTATTGCTACCTAAAAATGCCTTTGATAGCGCACCTGTTACAGAACCTAAATCGCGACCTGTGGACGCACTAATATCTAAAGCGATCTGTAATAGTCTTTGAGATTCGGCTGAGTCCTGTGTGGCAACCGCTAAGGTCTGATAGGCAGGGCGCAGTTCATCATCAAGGACGCCAAACTCTCTTTGTAACTTTTGGATGTAAGCCTCTGAAGAAGCAACATCTCTACCAAGCCCAACGTTTCTAAGAGCTAATGCTAATTGTTTCTGAGCCTTCTCATCTTGGGCTGCTGCCTGAATTGAAGCCTTGCCGTAAGCCAATACCTTTTGTGTACTGTAAAGCCCAATAAATGCTTTACCAAGTCTGCCAGCAGTTTTGCTAAGTTTGTCTGTTGCAGTCTCAGCCTTCTTGAAGGCATTACCGCCTGTGAACTCGGCTGCAATATCTATGACTATATTTGCCATGATTAACCTCTCACCGACGATCTAGCGTTAAGTTTGTCTGATGCCATCTTGATTGCTTTAAGCACTGCATCTCTGGCTTTGCCATTGTTTTCTTCATACGCACGAAACAAGGCACGACCTTCCATCTTGCCATTGCCTTTCATTTGTGCGCCATACTTACTATTCTGATTTTGAACAAAGCGACTGGTCGGAGTTTTACGACCCATAGTTTCATAGATTGCACCAGCTGCGCTTTTATTGAATACGCGAGCCAATGATCTAAAGCCTCTGCGATTTGCCTTTGATGGTGTGGTCTTGTAACCAATTCCAGCCTTAGCAATGCGGGCAGTATAAGTTGGAAAGTTACCCTGAGAGTTTTCTCTAGGCAACCATCCGCTTAGGACTGAACTATCATCTGGCAAATAACCTTTAGCGGTTTTAGTGATTGGCTTTAACGCCCCAGCGATATTTTGCTGAGTTTCCTTAGCAAGATCGGGAGTAAATTTACGCAAAGCCTTGCGGAGATTAACGGCGCCCTTTACGTTTACTGGCATCGTCTACCTCCTTTGCTTCATCCTTGAGACCCTGCATAAGTGCATCTAGCATGGTCTTATCTAGTTCTAACAGTTGCTGTGGCGCGATCCCCAAC